TTTTCAACCGAGAACATTGCCCATCCTTGCTGATTTTGGTTTGATTCTGAAAAACTTTTCAAGGCATTCCCGATAGATCCAGACAATAACTTATTAACGTCATTAAGGGATGTACAATAATCCGTCCCGTTCTGAGCAGATGAACAGGCATCCCCACCTTTTGAAACATTACATGCTGGTGATGTTTCTCCAACCCAATATATTTCTGGATATCTAGCACCTCCAATATCAAAATTAGGATCACCTCCGATTCTTCCAGAAGCCCATCCCCAATCGAGCGGAATACCTGGTAAATATGTTTTAAACATTTTAGTAATCCATGATGAACCGTCTATGGTGGAGTATCCAGTATTTATTACTCCATCCAAATATAAATTTTCTGTATCAAAACCAATACATGTTACTTTCTTACTAATCGCAACAGAATTAAGTCTTACGACTTCTTGAAATGCTAATTCCATCATGTCATTTTTTTCTCCAATAGTTGTCCAAGGACTGGGAGAACCATTCCAAGGAGAATCGGGTTCAGTGTCTAGTACAAATCCTGCTTCACAATTAGGCGGTAATTTATCTAACCAATATGTAACGACCCAATTTTCTTTGACATAGGGACAAGAAAATGGATCTTGGATTAGAAAGAAAGCTCGGGTAATATTTTTTTTATTAATATATTTGATATAATCATTACAATAATTTTCAAACTGTAATTTGTTTTTTTTACATTGATTTGGAATACTTTCGTGCCAGATACCGATTTGATTGCTCATAATAATATAAACTATATGTTTTTAAATGAATTTTTTTAAAGGTAAAAATTGATTTATAAAGTGATTATAATAAAATAATTTATAGTAATGTTACATTCTGAAGAATATATTGATACTGATTATACTACACCACTGATAAGAGATGAATATGAATATTCAAAAACAGTTAAACTATTAAATGGTGCAACATATAATCCAACAGATTTGCGAGGATTTTTTACTCATGGAATTCATAATAATTTGGAAACATTTATTGAGATTATAAAAGATAAATATATATTACCAAGAAGTCGTAAAACATCATCAGTTAATACATTAACAATTAAATATAGTATAAATACTCGTGTAGTTTCAGTATCAACGATTACTAATAAATTTGATGTTTATGCTTTATATGGTGAAATGGGTATTACTTTTATAACTAATAAATTATCTGATGGTGAATTTTATAATTATCATAGTAATATGTCAAATGAATTTTTTGTAAATGAATTAAAAATAACTGACTGTGCTCTATTATTAGATGAAAAACTAAAAACAATTAAAATAAAGGATGTTCAATTATTGCAAAAATTAAATAAATATAGCTTAGATTATAAAGATGTTATTCGTAAAAAAATATTATTTTTAATAAAAGAATATTCAGTAGAAGATGTAATTAATGATATTGACGATGTTGAGAAATTAAAGGAATTTTATTTTGTAATAATTAGTAAGATTTTTGGAGAAAGGACATTTCTAGAAGTTATAATGGAAATATTGGTATCAAATGGAATTGAAATACCTGTTATATTTTTAAATTATCCTATGTTTAATAATTTTAAATATTAAATATTATACCTTTTTTATTATAAATACTTAGACTAATGTACATTAAAAATTGATTAAATAAAATGATGGCTTAAAAATTATATAATATAATATTATATAATAATGTCATATGCTGAAGAATATAGATTTTATCATTGTTACCAAGAACCACGATCAATTGGTTGCTATCCTGTAGATAACGAGCATGTTCAACCCTCTAATCCAAACTCACGTCTTCTATTTGTGCCAAAATACTTACCAGAAATATTGGATACACTTGTATTAAATTACAAGTATTATAAAAGTGTAACCATTAAAAAAGTTCCCGTTTTAAAAAGCTAAGTGGTCTAAAATATTTTTTTGCTCATTTAGAGCAATATACTTTTGTTTGATCATTTTGATTGCACAAAACTTTTTTGCTCCTTTAGAGCAATATACTTTTGTTTGATCATTTTGATTGCACAAAACTTTTTTGCTCCTTTAGAGCAATATACTTTTGTTTGATCATTTTGATTGCACAAAACTTTTTTGCTCCTTTAGAGCAATATACTTTTGTTTATATTTTAAATATTTACTTTTATATCCTCCTAAAATAAAACGATGAATTGAAACAAATGGTGCTCTATCCATTGGACAAATTTTTTCAGCTACTGGTCGAGAATTTATCATACTAATACATTCATTACAGAAAGTATGGCCACATGGAGTTACTACTGTATCTTTAGGACGTGCCATACAAATAGGACATGTCATATCATCCTTTGATTTAGGAGATCTTGCTAAATTTAAAAGATCTCTTATAGTTGTTAAATCTGGTCTAGCAGATACTTGAGCTATAAGAGTATCACTTATAGTTGCTCCGGCATCTAATAGTAATTCGACTATTTCATAACGATTATTAAGACAAGCAACTGTTAATGCAGTTAATCCATCGGAATCCATAGCATTAATATTTCCTCCATTTTTTAATAAAATTTCTACAATATCAGTATATCCGAATTTAGCAGAAGTAATCAATGAACTTGTGGTTGTACCTATTCCTTTAGAGAATAGGTATTGTATAATATTTTTATATCTATGGAATGCAGCAAATTCTACATTTGTAGTTTCTCCTCTAGATTCATTTAGCTCATAATCTTTTAAATCTAATCCTTTTTCTAATAAAAAGTTTATTATTTTTATATAATAACTTTCTTCACGAATATCATAAATATCCGCATATAACCAAAGTGAACATATTATTAAATTTTCTGCTTTTATATCTATTCCGTTTGAGATTAAATAATTAGCTAATTCAAAATTATGATTTCCAATTGCTGCTTGTAATGTTTTTATACTTATTTTTGCGTTTTTTTCAAGTAAACGTTTAATTAAAGCTTCATTTTTAATATTAATGGCTTCAATTAATATATCATCACTTTCAATTTTATCAATTATACCTAATAGTTTTTCTACCAATCCTATATTTTGTTGTCTTATTGCTATCTTTAATGTATCTAAACTTATTTTTGGATTCCTACTAAGAAGGTTATAAATTAATTCATCATCATTAATTTCGATAGCTTTAATTAATATTTTATCAGTTTCTGTTGAATTAGCACCAGAACTTAATAAAAAATCTATAATATTTTTTCTTTTTAATGGTATTTCATACAGTAAAATTAAATCTTTTATATATTTATTGGTATTACTAATTATAAATTTAATAGTCTCCTCTTCAGATCTTCTTAGATGTAAAATTGTACCTAACTTTATTTGAGGTGATGCGGATTCTAGAAATGGTAAAAGTAATTTTATAATTTCAATATTATTATTAGTTATTGCTACTTTAAGTATATGTGCTTTGTCTGAATCTGAAGTTGTTGGTAGTAATTCTATAATTCTAGGTATATTTTTTTCTTCAATAGCTTTTTGTAAATCCATATAATATTATAATATAAATATAATATTATATAAATTAAAAATATAATATTATAAATAAAAAATAATTTACAATATTATTTGACTTTTCTTCTCAACTAAACAGCGAATTATGATTTATATTATATTAACAATTTATAAATCAAGTTTCATTATTATTATTCATACAAAAACAAACTCTTAGGTATGTGTGGCTCTTTTAATACCCCAATCCTCGAATACAACTTTTCGAGGCATAAGTCCATTCGAGTTGATAACTACCCCATCAGCTGAGTCAATAAAAAGATACTTACAAGCATCCGATGATATGCTCCCGTCATGAAACTCCGAAACTCCAGTTCCTAAGTTATACTCGTAGGTATACCAATAATCTTTATCCGCAAAGCCTGTGTCCTGATGCCATGTCCAAGTGGCGTAATATGCTATATTTTTTGAGATAAAATTCTCATCCCAAGAAACCATGTTTGTATTTGAATTGATCATCTTCGGTTGAGGAGAAACTTGCCCATCAGGAATCCATGCCCACCAAGTAATTACACACTTTTGCTGTAACACTTGTTGCCATACAGTTTGATCGAGTGCTGTTAGACATGCCTTAGCCATTGGAAAAAAAGAAGGATCGGTCTCATTTGGAAAACTAATCGAAGCCAAATCACCTAACATACAAGTTTGTCCCTTCCAACTAAAAGTCTGTGTCCAAAAAAAGGCTGGATCGGAGATGTAAGTTGCTACCTGAGAGTCGAATGTAAAGCTTGACTGTTGATAACGAATAAGCATACTAGCAAATACAGCATTTAGGTTTGGAGGTGTAGTTGAAGCCCAACTATTTACTTCTCCACACATAAAACAAGCAGCGAAAGCTCCTACAGGTCCAAAATCAGCACCCATAGCGGCAAAAGATCCTTCTAAAAGGTTTAATCCAACGGCAAGTCCGGGATCCGAGTTATCCGTAGAAGTCATAAGCAAGAAGCAGTTTGTAAAGTATGCCTGTCCGTTGGCGTAGATGTAATCATTGAATGCCTGAATGTTTGCTAAGTTTGTCTTGACAATCGCGATATTTTCGGGTGTGGGGTCAGGCGTAGTACCTAGAGCAGATAATTGCGATGCTTTTAAAGTTTTTGGTGGTAAATTCATTTGTTATATAATATAATATATTATTATACTTATATATTAATTAAATATATAAGAAATTTTTAAAATTTGTATATAAATTAAATTAGATCTGCAATGTATTGATCATATGTTCCTATTTTAAATAGATTATATCCGTGATCATTAAATTGGAAGCCGATATTTTTATTTTCCATATAATATTTTAATTTTTGAAAAATCAATCTTAGAGTATCTTTAATTAGTTTAGCATCTTCCTCTTTTAAATAATTAACAGAACTTGATGAATTAATGGTATAATTAATTATTGTAGTACCATTACTTTTTTTAATTTTTAAATTTTCTATTTCTTTTAGATGTGTAATATTTGTATTATCAATATAATAATTTTTTAGATATAATCTAATAACTATATTGTAGTCAGATTTACTGATTGATAGAATTATATTTTCAAAAATACAATCTTCATTAAAACTAAGAGATTCAAACATATTATATATATATATAAGATCCTAAATAATTTTATAATAAGAAATAATTACTAAATTTATCTTCACCCATATATATAACACCATTATTATCAATAACATATTCAAATATATTATCTTTATTAATTAATTTAGTATTTTTTATTTTATTAAGTATAATCATTATTACATCTTCAAAATTAATTAATTCATCTAATTCAAATATTATTTTTATTTGTTTATTTTCAATAGATATTTCATTTTTTATATCTATTAGATTTTGTTTCAAGATTTTTATTATTTTATAATTATTATTATTATCGGTAAATATAAATTTCATATTCATTTTATTATTTTTGATATTAATAATAATCATATTATCAATAATATAAAAATTAACAACATCTTTAACCTTTTTAAAAATATTCATTAGTATAATGTATGTGGATATATTTATATTAAATAAATGTAAGATATTAACTGTATATTATTTAAGAAAGAAAAATGTTTAATGTGATTGTTGTTTTATACCCTTCGAGCTACGTTTCGCTTTCAACTAAGGCGCGATTTTTAATTTACCATATAAATATTCTATCAATATCTAAAATAATAAATTATGGTGGTAAAGGAATACCAACCGCCATTAAATCAGCATCATTATAATAACGAAACAATGCTGGATTATCATAAATTATTCCATGATGATTGCCAAATCCTGCCCAACCATTCCCTGGATAGAAGTTTATAAATGGCAGAGTTCTAGTATATCTATTAAATTGAAGATCATATCCAATATATCTAGTTCCAGGAACAAATGCTGCTGGGAGAACTGGTATTATACCATTAAACAAAAGCCTTTGAGCAGGTGTAGCATTTATTACTCCAGGGTGGACAACTATAGGGGGGGCAACTATAGGGGGAACAACTATAGGGGGGGCAACTACAGGGGGGCGTCTAATATTTTTTATTAAATTTGTAATAGCTAATGTTACTGGAGGATTACTTAAAGCAACAATAATTTGTGCGGATTGAGCGGGAGTAAATATAAAATGATTTGGCAAATCAGGATTGGCAGCAAGATTGGCTACTCTATAAGTATTATAAGCGGTAATTACACGCCATATATCATTTAAAGACATCGGCAAACCAGTTGCTGGATAAGTAGGATTTGCTGAAATATGAATCCAATTCGCTAATTCAACGATATCATAACAGTGTCCTCCAATTGTTTCTAATCTGGCTGCTGGAATGTTTTGATATTCATCTAATGAAATATGTTCGCGATCTGTCGGAACTGGTACTGGATTACATGCTCCACCTTTTAATTGATTTTTTAATTGAGTATATTTTGATTTATACTTTAGATACTTTTGTTGAAAATTCATATATATACTTACAATTGAAAAAAAAATTAATTATACTATCAATATCTAAAATATAAATATAAATAGATTTATATAATAAATTATAGTGGTAAAGGAATACCATTTGCTACTAAATCGGCTTCATTATAAAAAAGATAAATACCTAGATTAAATATTTCATAGCCAAAAATCGCAAAACCACATGATGGATGGATGTTTGTAAATGGTGTAGTTCTATATTATAAGGGGGGAACAGGAAGACCATTTGCTACTAAATCGGCTTCATTATAATAACGATACACTGCTGGATTACTATAATTTGATCCATTATGATTGCCAAATCCTGGCCAACCATTCCCTGGATTGTAGTTTATAAATGGATTAGTTCTAGTATATACATTATTAGAAGTGTTATATGAAATATATCTAGTTCCAGGAACTAATGCTGCGGGAAGAACTGGTATAATACCATTAAATAAAAGCCTTTGAGCAGGTGTAGCATTTATTACTCTAGGGTCGGCAACTATAGGGGGGACAACTATAGGGGGGGCAACTATAGGGGGGGCAACTATAGGAGGAACAACTATCGGGGGACGTCTAATATTTTTTATTAAATTTTTAATATCTAATGGTACTTGAGGATTACTTAATCCAACAATAATTTGTGCTGATTGAGCGGGAGTAAATATAAAATGATTTGGCAAATCAGGATTGGCAGCAAGATTGGCTATTCTATAAGCATTATAAGCGGTAATTACAGTCCATATATCATTTAAAGACATCGGCAAACCAGTTACTGGATAATTAGGATGTGCAGAAGCATGAATCCAATTCGCTAATTCAACAATATCATAACAGTGTCCTCCAATTGTTTCTAATCTGGCAGCTGGAATGTTTTGATATTCATCTAATGAAATATATTCGCGATCTGTCGGAACAGGTACTGGATTACATGCTCCACCTTTTAATTGATTTTTTAATTGAGTATATTTTGATTTATACTTTAGATACTTTTGTTGAAAATTCATATATATATATACTTATAATTGAAAAAAAAATTAATTATACTATAATAATTTTATCAATAATATAAAAATTAATAACATCTTTAAAAATATTCATTAGTATAATGTATGTGAATATATTTGTAATTCTAAAATATATAAGAAAATATATAAAACAAAAATAATAAGTAAATATTATGGCAACACTTAATATTTCTACAATAGAATTTACAAATGAAATTTCAAACAATGATAACCCAACAGAAAACCCAACTGAAAACCCAACTGAAATTCTTTCTGAAATACCAGGTTCTGATCAACCAATAAAAAAGAAGGGTAAAGAGAAGATTCCACTATCAGTTAGAAACACGTTATGGAGTATATACTTTCAGACTAATTTGAATGGAGTATGTCAATGCTGTAAAACCGAAAATATATCAAAAAATAATTTTGATTGCGGACATGTTAAGAGTGAGAAAGAGGGAGGAGCAGTTGAATTAAGTAACTTAAGACCAATTTGTCGGGCATGTAATTCATCAATGGGTACATTAAATATGGAAACATTTATGAAAAAATATGGATTTGATAAAATACCAGAATTAAAGACGGATAGTGAGAAGAAGGTGGAGGTTAAGGAACTTGAAAAAGCAAAGGAAGTTAAAGCAAAAGAGAAGAAAGATGATAAAGAAGAAAAATTAAGACGAGAGAAAGAGGAGAAAATAAAAGAAGAAGAGAGAATAAAAGAGGAAGAAAGATTTATGAAAGAGACAGAAAAATTAGAGAAACAAATGAAGGATGCGAATGATAAGGCAATTAAATTACAGAAGGAATATGAAATAGTAATAGAAGGAGCAAAGAAATTACAGAATGAATATATGTTAGTATTTAATCAATTATTAGTGAAATGTAAGAACGATGATTTAAAGAAGATGTGTCAATCATTAAAAATGCAAAAGACAGTATATGGAAATAAAGATGAATATGTTAAAGGGATATATGAATTTTTGAATGAAAAAACAATTAATGACTATAAAGAGATTAGTAAAGATTTGAATATTAAATGTAAGAATATGATATCAACAGTATATTATTTAAGTAAGAATTATGTTTAATGAGATTGTTGTTCGACCTAGCTCTTCGAGCTGGCGCTCTCAACTAAAGCGCAAATTTTAATTTAGAATTTTTCATACCATATAATGATATTAAAAATTGATTTATTGATTTATTGCCCCCTAAGAGTATTATTATTATATACAAAATGTCGAAAGATTTACTACAATTCTATATTGATAATACTAATGATAGTACTTTTTTTACTAATTTAAGTAAGATTGTACCAATTGATATTGTACAAAAAAATCCTGGAAAATTATGGGATTATAAGTCACTCTCACTGAATCCAAATGTTACATGGAATTTTATACTAGCAAATAAAAATAAACCTTGGGACTACGATGGACACTGTACTAACCGAAATAAAACTCCATTAAGTACTAATCCAAATATAACATGGGATATTGTAAAAGCAAATCCTGATATACAATGGTGTTATGGTACTTTATTATGTAATCCAAATATAACATTAGATATAATAAAAGCAAATCCAGATAAATTTATAACTTATTATGGTATGTTTAATAAATCGATGAATTCAAATCCAAATATAACATGGGCATTTATGCTAGAAAAAAAATGGATTAATAGCTTTGATATATATAAAAATCCCCAAATAACATTCGAAATTTTTAAAGCAAATCGTGATAAAGGATGGAAGATTAATCCATTAAGTGCCAATCCAAATATAACATGGGAAATAATAAAAGCAAATCCGGATATACCATGGTGTTATAAAGAAATGAGTAGTAATCCAAATATAACATGGGATATTGTAAAAGCAAATCCAGATAAAGAATGGGATTATACAGCCTTAAGTAATAATCCAAATATAACATGGGATATAATAAAAGCAAATCCTGATAAACCATGGGATTATATTGGATTAAGCTTTAATCCAAAAATAACATTAGATATTGTTATGAATAATACTGATAGAGCATGGTTTATGATAACAGAAATTAAAATGTATAAATTACAAAGAATGATTGAATTACAACAATTTACAATTGAAAGAATTACAAAAAATAATGAAAGTATTCTAAAGAAATTAGAAGATCAAATAAAATTTAATGAACAATTATGTGATAGAATATTTGAGATGAAGGAAGAAAAATTTAGAGAAAAGAGAACATTAATAGTCGATTAAAATAATATTTCATATTATTTTAGTTGTTGTTCGCTTCGCTCTCAACTAAGGGGCTGATTTTAATTTATATTTTTTACTACCAATTAATGATATTAAAAATTGATTTATTGAATGATTGTATTTTTTTTGATATTATAATATTATATAAAAATGTCAGAATCTGAAGAATATATTGAATATACTGAAAATTATGGTAAGATTGAACCAGATCTTACAATTAAACCAGGTAGTCATAATAGTATTAATCAAATGATGGCTATTGAAATTCGTGATAATATTAATAATTGTGTAACTATAAGTAATAAAGATAAGATTTTAAAGAAATTAGAAGAATTATATGCTGATAATAAATATATGATCTTAGAATTAGAATATAGTTGTAATTATATAGTAGGTAGTTATACTCCAGGTAATACTTATCCTATTAATTATTATAAATTATATGTAGATAATTTTGGAAATTATTATCAGTATGGAATACAGTTTTATCATTCATCATCACACCATTATACGAATATGTTAGGTTTTGAAACTAATACTAATAATTTACATAAATTATCAAATACATTAATTAATTTTATTAAAGTATTAAAAATAGAAAATACTATAAAGAGTAATGGTGGTTATCAAACAAGTTTTGTTTCAGACGGTCCAATTGCTATTCACAATATAATACATATTCTAAAAGGTATCCATAAATTATCAGAAGATAATCATAAAAAAAATAACCATCATGAAAAATTATTAAAATTAATTAAAGATAAAGAAATAGAAGAATTAAAAGCTAAATTAGATGAACAAACTAAATTAAATGAAGATATCTGTAAAAGAATGTTTGAATTAAAAGAAGAATTAATTCAAAAACAACCATAAAAAATTGATTTATATATATTTTAATACAATACATAAATATATTATAATCAATATACAAATGTCATCAAATACTGTAACTGTCACTGTAACTAATGGTCAATCTCAACCAGTAAATGTATCATTAAATTCTCCTCCAGAGATTTTAAGAGAAGCTCGTAAACGTCTTTCTGAAATGGCTGCTAGAGATCAAGCTTTACAAAATGAAGCTCAACAAAAATCTCAAAGAGAAGCTGAACTAAGACTCTATCAACAACATAGAGAAGAAACTCGTTTAGAAACTGAAAGAATGGCACTTCGTATGGAAGCTGAACGAGCTGTACTTGCTCGTCAAGCACAAAAAATTATTGAAGAAAAAGAAGCTCAAATTAATGCTGAAATAGAAAGACTTAAACTAAGAACTCCACTCGAAGTTCTTCAAGATGAAGTTGCTTCATTACGTGCTGAACTAGCTGGTGTAAAATCTCTTCTTGAACCTACAGCAAGATATTAAAAATTGATTAATTTACTTTATACTTTTTAAAATATATTTATATATAACAACATGAAAACAGTTAAATTAGTATGGCATTATGAAGGAACTGATGTAAAAATTTCTGGTACATGGAATAATGGAATTCCTAAATCAATGACAAAACAAGGTGATAAATGGATTTATCTTGTTGATCTAGAAGATGGCATTTATGAATATAAATTTTTTGTAGATAATAAAGCTTATTATAGTTCAAGACAACCAAATATAACAAATAAAATGGGACAAATACATAATATTATCGTTGTTGATAATAAACAATATAAATCAAATTCATTAATTTCGATTAATAATAGTAACTTGATGCTAAAAGAAATTGTAACATATAATACTGATGTTAAGATTGTTAGTATTTTAGGTTCTGCTCGTATGGGTAAATCAACATTATTCAATACAATATTATCAAAATATACCAATTATAATAATAATGTATTTGCTACTAGTAAATCATTTGTTCATTGTACTCATGGTATAGATTATGTTTATGTACCAGATATGCAAGTTATATTTTGTGATATTCAAGGATTAAACTCAGAAAATTCAGCCAATGATCCTAAACTATTACTTTTTGCATACTTAATGTCTGATATTATTATTTTTACAGAACAGAAGATGTTAAACAAAACAACACTTCAATCACTTTCACCATTATCATCTTTTCTAACATACTTAAATCAAGAAGATATTGATAAAAGAGATGTTAAACCATCACTAGTATTTAGAATTAGTGATTTTACACTATCTGGAACGCCTCAAGAAAACTTAGATCAACTATTAACAGAACATGAAGATCAATCTAAGAATATTGTAATCAATATGAAGAAGTTGTTTAGGGATATTAAAGCATATCATACAAATCCATTAGATAGAAGTGAATTAAAAATGCTAGAGAGTGGAAACTTTTATGGACTATTAGATAATGAAGAGAATGGTTTTGATGATTTTATTAATGAAATTAATAATTATTTAGCAGGAATTCCACCTAGAATTAAATTTAGTGAATGGCATAATAATTTAAAACATTATGTAAAACAGATTAATGAAAATAAGAAGATTGATTTTAATAAATTAGACATATATCAATCTTTAACAAAGATTGAACTATTAGAATATTCAATGGAGATTAAAAAGAGATATCCTGAATTATTTACACCATTATTTGTAAATCATACACAAGCAGATAATAAAAAGATCCAGGCAAGAATTAAGCTTACAGTAGAAATTAAGAAGGAATTTAATATAAAATTTGGAGTAGTAAATGAGAATTTGAAAAATGAAATATATGAAAAACTAATGACAGAAATCTTTGAACATATGTATAAGGCTATTGAACAAAATTCTAGTAGTGCATATAATTTGCTAACTGAATTTATTGGACAAACTATTATTAAAGGAGATAGAATGGAATGTAATATTGATATTGAAGATAATAAGATGATAGAAATAGAAGATTTAAAACATATTGAAAGATTTATTATAAATAAGGATTTAACTGATAAGGTAGTTGAATTATATTATAAATGGAGATTAAATATTGTTAAAGACTATACTGATTTTAAGAAGGAGATTAATATTAAGCAACATCAAGAAATAATTAAATATAATGATCTCATTACAACTTATGTTAAAGAATTACCAAATAAAATTAAACAAATAGTTTTACAAAAAAAGTATGATATTGCTTCAGCTAGAAAGTTTCTATTACAATCCTATGAAGTATATCTGGATGAAATAATTAAGGGATTAGTTAGTGAAATGGAAAAGATTGCTGTTTTACAATATAGTATTAAATATAGTATTGACTTTAATGGTAAATTATTAATAGATCTTTCTAGTTATACAAATAAGAGCAGTAATAATTATAAATACATTAATAGTATATATTTTAAGGCAGTTCAAGAAGTTAATAATTTAAGAAAATCATATGATATTTACAAGTATTATAAATCTAAGAAATTACAAATACTTGGGAATCCAAAAATACATGAATATATCGGTGATAAACATGAAGATATTGCAATAATAAATGAAGATGTGTGTAAATTTTATAAATCACACCAATATTCTAAATATTTACCAATGTTTTACTTAAAAAAACAATATAATTTAAAACAAGTAGTTAAAAAATTAGTAAAAGAAAAAATATTATTTAAGAAAAAATATGATATATATTTACATGGAGTTAAATACAGTTCAAATTTAGAATTATATAAAGTAATTATTGATAATTGTTATCAACCAGATAGACGTCATCATATGTTTAATTATATACCCATATATAAATATATTGATAATACAATTGATGAAATGCAAATTAAAAAAGATAATAATAAATGGTATCAATGGTATTTAAATATGCAAATTAAAAAAGCACAAGAATTAAAAGGAAAATATGAGATTAAAAGAGCCAATAAAGTAGCTAAACCATTAATTCAAATAGAAGCTCTTAAAGAAATAATTCTTGAACTTGAAGTAAAAGAAGATAAACCTAAAGTAATATCTGAAAAATATAAGAAGAAGTCAATTCCAAAATCATTAAAGAAATTATGTTGGGATATTCACGTAGGTTCACATGTAGGAACAACCAAATGCTTATGCTGTAAACATCAAGAAATTCGTCAGATAGAATTTCATTGTGGGCATGTAGTATCAGAAAAGAATGGAGGAGAGATGACAATAGATAATTTAAGACCAATTTGTGCTCAATGTAATTTAAGCATGGGTATGAAAAATATGAATGAATTTATGAGATGTTTTGAAAAAAATGAAATTTAGATTAATTTATAATATGATTTAAATTTAATATATACTAATAATGGCAGATCTTACTCTTGATCAAATAATAAAATCAAATAGACGAGCAGGTATTAAAATGCTAATTGATGAATTACCATTAAAATTAGAAGAAAGAATCAAAACCTTATATAAAGAACCTATATCAGATTTTGGTAAAACGATTGCTATAAATTCATCAGGTGGTGGTGGTGAATATTTATATTTTAAAAAAGTTATACAGAGTTGCTTAATAGATATATTATCAAAAATAAATAATTTCAAAAAAATTAAAAATTATTATAAAAAATATAAAAAATATATAAGCGATCAATTATTAGAAACAAAAAAAGAAATATCTGAATTAAAGAAAACGAATGAAGATATTCTAAAGAAATTAGATGATCAAATAAAATTAAATGCAAAATTATGTGATAGAATATTTGAAATGAAAGAAGAAAAATTTAGAGAAGGGAGATAAAAATTGATTTATAAAATATATGGTATATAAATAATATTGTTATATACAAAATGTCAGAAGATTTAATACAATTCTATATTGATAATTCTAATAATGATCCTTTAATATTTCATAAATTAAGTAATGTAGTTACAAGTGAAATTATAAATAAGAATTTAAATAGACCATGGTATTATAATTATTTTTTTTCTAATAATCCAAATATAACATTTGATATATTTAAAAAAATGTCGAACTTAAATAAATATTATGAAAAATATTTACCAACATTATGTAGACATCATAGTGTTACATGGGATATAGTAATTTCAAATCCAGATATAAATTGGTGTTATAATAATTTAACTATTAATCCAAATATTACAATGAAAATAATAGAAGCAAATCCTGATAAAAATTGGAATTTAGATGTATTAAGTAGTAATCCAAATGTAACATGGGATTTTATAAAAAAAAATTTTCATAGAAAATGGAATTATAGTGCATTAAGTAGTAATCCTAACATTACATGGGATATTATAAAAGAAAATCCATCATTACCATGGTCTTATGATACTGGATTACTTAGTAATCCAAATATAACCTTCAATATTATAAAGGATAACCCTGACAAATTTAATTATTCTCGTATTTTTTTAAGCGATAATAATAGTAATAATCCTATAAGTAGATTAAAAAGTTTAACTTGGGATACAATAAAAGCAAATCCAGATATACCGTGGGATTATAGAGCATTAAGTAATAATCCAAATATAACATGGGATATAATAAAAGCAAATCCTGATAAACCGTGGGATTATACATTATTAAGCTTTAATCCAAAAATAACATTAGATATTGTTATGAATAATACTGATAGAGCATGGTTTATGATAACAGAAATTAAAATGTACAAATTACAAAGAATGATTGAAAAGATTTCACGATCAAACGAAGATATCCTAAAGAAATTAGATGATCAAATAAGATTAAATGCAAAATTATGTGATAGAATATTTGAAATGAAAGAAGAAAAATTTAGAGAAGGAATATAAAACAATGATTAATATACAAAATGTTCATATTATTTTAGTTGTTGTTTAGGCAAAGCCATATACGCCCTTCGGGCTACGCTTCGCTCTCAACTAAAGCGCGGATTTTTATTTTTACTTTTTACTACCATATTATGATATACAAATTAGAAAACCAAAAAAAGCAAATTAAATTGAAAAAATTGATTTATATATATTATATTGATATCTTAATATAATATATAGAAAATGAGTGAAAGTATAAATCTTAGTAGTTGGTGTCCGCGTGAATTTTGTTTAGCAGCAGATATAATGTATGCTGTTAAAGAGAATAAAATATCATCAGTAGTAGAACATGATTTTGATTTTAAGACTATGAAAATTGGTTTTAATGATAGATCAGGATACGTATATATGTATGATGATGATCTTAATCAAGCAATGCTATTTGATGGTGTAATGAGAATGGTTGATAATGATGGAGATATATATGAACCCAAAGATGGTAAGGAGTATCATTTAAGTATGACAAAAGATGATTTTCATAATTTATTTGACAGTAATTATAAAACTACTGATGATATAGTAAAAGTCAAATTACAATTTCTAGAAACAGATGATGACAGAATTAAATTGAGATGGGCATTATTTGATGATTCATATGATAAATTTGGAGAAAATACTAAGGAATATGACGACAAAGATGATTTCGTTTCTTATTTTAAGAAATTGCCAGCGAAAGCTGAATGTCATGAATATGGATGTTCGTGTGAATTGTCTGGACTACAAGAGATGGTTGATTGTGAAGATTAATTTATAAAAGAATACGTATTGTTCTAAATAAGTGTGCTATTAATTCATTTTTATTATTTAATAAATATATATATATATATATATATATATTAATGTCAATAATTCCGAAAGCAATAGCATATATTGAAAAATTTAGATCTATCGCAAAAGAAATAAATACTAATTGTTTTCAAAAGACGGATACAGATTTATCCAATTTTAATTTTCCAATTTATTATTTATTTGATCATACAATTAATACTGAATTAGGAATGAAACTTACACAAAGAACTTTTTTAAGAAGAACATTACATTTAGATGAATTATTTTCTTTAAATTCTGGTGTTATTACTGATGTGGCTATAGAACGCCATGCGACAGTATTTTATCAATTTAAAAATGGTGATAGACAATATTTATATTACTCTAATTCTGGTCTTGGAATTGAGAATCAATTAACAACTAACGATATAACTTCATGTAAGATATTATATTTAAAAGATTCAACTTATTATCGATTTATACCAGCATATATTAATGAAATAATTAGAAGAATACAGCACGCCAACGCAGGGTGGCGTATTTATGATTATGGTAGTTCAAAAAATCGTGTTAGTGAAACATATAATATATTAATAGAAGATTTTACAATAAGACAAATTGGATTACCGCGTGAAGATTACGAAATAATGATTGATTATATAATTGGAGATAAAAGTGGTTTTGAAGAAATAAATGATAAAAATAAAGCGCAAACATTATGCAGTATTTTATTAAATTATATTATTAATAGATTAAATAGGAAAAAAAATCTATATACAGAAAATTATGAATGTTCATTTAATCATGTATTAAATGGAACAGATGATGAAAAATATAGAATAAATATTAATAGACTATCAGAAGGTTCTTTTTTAATAGATTTTATATTAAATTGTTACA